CACCAGCCTGTCGGCAGCCGTCGATCTGGCCGCGGGGCGGCTTGTCCAGATTCAGATGCCTGCCGCGTGGACGGCGGCAAGTCTCACCTTTCAGACCAGCGCCGATGGCGTGACCTACGCCGATCTCTATGACTTCACGGGCGCGGAATACACGGTCGTTGTGGCTGCCGGCCAGAGCATCTTGATACCCCGCAATGACTTTGTCGGAACGCGATATCTCAAAGTCAGGAGCGGCCCTGCTGCTGCCGCAGTCAACCAGGCCGCGTCGAGGGACATATCCCTCGTGCTGGTCTCCTAGAGGAGATATGCGCATGCGACAGATCGCAATGCGGGTCGGCGCGCTGTTGATCGCCGCGGTGATGCTGCCGGTATCTGCGCTCGCACAGAGTCAGCTTGTGATTCCGCAGGTCACGGTGACTGGTCAACTCCAGCGCTGGACCGGCATGACGCTGGGCGGGAAGTTCGTCGGCACTGTTGCAATCGTCGATGCATCCGGCAACCAGATCACGTCGTTCGGCGGCTCCGGCGGGACGGCATCGAACTTCGGATCCGCGTTCCCCTCGAGCGGGACGGCCGCGGGTTGGTCCGATGGCACCAACATGCAGGGTCCGCGGGTGTTCGATGCGGACACTGGTGCCGGCACGCAATATGTGGCCGGCACAGTTTTACGCAAATCGGCGTCGGGCGGCTCGGTCGAAGCCGGGACATCCAGCGATCCGTTGCGCGTCGATCCGACCGGCTCGACCACGCAGCCCGTGTCCGGCACAGTCACCGCCAACCAGGGCGGCACGTGGACTGTGCAGCCGGGCAACACGGCGAACACCACGCCATGGCTGCAGATCATCCGTGACGCGGCCGGGAATGCCCGCGGTGCAAACGTAGACGCCTCAAACCGTCTCAACACTGCTCCGAGCTTGGTATCGGGTTCGGTGGCTTCTGGTGCCTATGCGTCAGGTTCGGTTGCCTCGGGTGCTTACGCTTCGGGTTCGATCGCATCTGGTGCGATGGTTGATCTCGGGGCGCAAGCGGATGCGGCATGCTCAACTGATACAGGAACATGCTCGCTACTCTCCCTGCAGAAACGGGCGAACCAGAACCTTACGGCGGGCACGATCGCTACCGGCACAGCCGGGACACCATCGGCCGTCGTGCTTAGCGTGCAGGGGGTATCAGGCGGAACGGCACAGCCGGTCATTCAGTCGAGCCAATATCCCGTTGCGGCTGTTCCCTACACCGCGACGGCGACCGGCACCACGGGCGCCACTACGGCGACGCTCACGGGTGCCGCCTCGGTCACCACATACATCTGCGGCTTCTCGATCAGGGCCAACGCGACCGCCGCCGTGACCGGCAACGCGACCGTGACCGGCGTCATCACCGCGACGCTCAACTTTACGCAATGGACGGCGCCGGCCGCGAGCGGACTCGGGATCACCGAAATGATCTTCGCGCCGTGCATTCCGGCCAGCGCGGCGAACACGAGCATTGCAGTCGTGTCGGCGGCGCCAGGAACCGGCGGCGTCGTGTCGGTGACGGCCTGGGGCTACAAGCTGTGAAACCTGCAGTTCGCCTTCTTATCTTTGCGCTTGCTCTTGTCGCCGCGCTAGGGGTCAGCGGCGCCTCTTCGTATTGGAAATCCGTTCTCCAGGTTTCTGTTGGCGGTGGCGTTGTCCTCACACTAGATGGCACCCCGGCCACCAATAATGCGTCGTCTGGTACGTCAATAACGACGACATTGACGACGACCAAGACTAACGACGTAATTATCTGTGCTATTCTGATCAACGGGACTACCGTGACGGGAGTCACGGACGTTGCTGGGTTGACGTGGACGAAGCACGCGGAGACGACGCCTTCTAAACTGTATATTTGGTACGCAGTCTCGACCGGAATTCTTTCGGGAGACGTGATCACATTCAATTTTCTCAGTGCTACAACGTTTACTACAACGTCCTGCTGGGGCATCAACGGTGCAAACACTGCGTCGCCATTCGATCCGAACGCCTCAATACCGACGGTGGCGGCTTCTGGTACAGTCAGCATCAGCACGACCAATGCAGACACGTTTATCATTTCCGCCTATCGCTGTGCCAACTCCACTCCGACGGCCGGAGCCGGATTCACCGCACTCACAGGAGCAAATTTTCTATTGACCCAATATCAAATCGTGACTTCCGCACAATCCAGCTTGGCACTTCCCGTCACGGGATGCACGACGAACACGGGCGGCATCGGCGATGCTGTCACGAAATAGTCTGACGCGGCGTACTCTTTTCATCGGCGCGTCTGCTGCTGCAATCCTCATCGCGACCACGCCGGTTACGTGGTCTGCGCCGCAACACAACGGCGGCTTGGTCCAGGTCAACACCAACGGTCCGGAACCATACTACGCGCTTCCGACTTTGAATTTCTTTAAGGCGATGTCGTATCCATGGCAGACGGAAAACGCCACGGAAGACTGGCGGCTGCTTTACGATGCGCGCGGCTATCCGACGCGGCTACCGAGTGGTGCATCCGCGCGCTGGGTGACCAGCAACCTTTGGGTATACGGGCGCCCCGGCAACGTGATCGTGCTACGCTGGCCCGGTAGTGCGACCCTGAGCATGGTCTTGGTCTCGGCTCCGGGAAGTCTGACCGAGAGCATCATCAGCGCCAATCGGCGTGAATATACGATCGTTGGGCAGCCGCAGCACAGCTTGGGCACCGGAACGCCAGGGCCGTCGTTTCTCGTCAAGGTTACCATCTCGGCGATGAACGCGGACAATTTCGCTGGCGGTCAGATCGAGTGTTTCAGGAAGGACTACGAGAATCTCATCGACCAAGGCGGCATCTGGGACCCGCTCTGGTTCAACCGCAACAGTCAATGGGGCGTTCATCGCCACATGGACTGGATGATGCAGACCGGCGGCAGCGACAACAACATCGCTCTCTGGTCTCACCGCCGCACGATCAATGATTGCCAATGGTTTGGTCGCAAGATCGACAGCGCGCTGTGGTGCTCGGGCTCGGGCACGAACGGCGCCAGCACGGGGACCAACGATCAGATTGTTGGCCAGCCGTCTGATCCGGTTGTTACGTGGACGAATGGCCGCATGGTGCAATGGAGCATGGGCTCGATCCCGCTCTTTCGCACGCCGAGCGCGGCTACGAATGCCGCAACGGTTGTCTTCACCGACGTGGCGCATCCGTTTCTTACGGGCGATCAAGTCGAGGTCGGTAACAACTTTGGTTCGTGGAAGATTTTAGCAGCGTGGGATAGATCAGGCGGCCCTGGCGCATCGTACCGAACCTTTACCCTGACCAAGATCGACGCCGATCACTACAGCTTGCCCGTCAGCACGGTTTCGCTCGGAGCATACCCTGGCGTGACCATCTACAAACAGGTGACGCTTAAGGTTGGTGCGCTTGCTCCGGTTGTTGTGAGACGGCAGGGCGCCGAGAATTTCTTTGCCGGCGAGTTCGTCGCCGCGGGAGGGGACGGAACGGTTACGGGTTACATGACCGGCACTTATGATTCCGCACTCGGCTGCTTGCTCGCGACGGGTGATTCCAAGAACTTCATGCAGCCCGGCTGTCCGGTCGAAGTTATGGTGCGTTTTGCCAACGACACTGGCGCGCATCCATATTTTACATTCGGCGTTTTGTGGGTTGACGACGCGATCACTCAGTTCATGACCTACGTCCGGGATAATCTCAATCCCGGCCTTGTGCCGAGATACACTTTCGGAAACGAGATTTGGAACAGTGGGAATTGGGGCACAACCTATTCCAACAATCGAGCTTTCTTTGAGTCTGTATTGAGCACTTTTAATTTCAATTTATGGTATGGGTATCGTCTCGTTCAGATCGCGGACCTTGCCACAGCCGTCTACACTGGAAGCGGCAAAAGTTACCAGATCATTCTGGAGTTCCAGGCAGCCCAGATGAATTCAACGATCACGACAACTCGCTTTCAGTGCCCACCGTTTTCTGCCGGAGATACCGCAAAATATCCTATCAACAAGTGCCATGCGGCGGCATACAACAGTTATTATGAGACGCCATTCCAGTTCGCGGCGAATGCTGCGTCTTACACGGGCTACACGACGGCGGTGTATAATTACAAAGTCGGCGGCGCAGCGCGGCAATCGTCGTTCGACTTCATGGCAACTGCACTGCGCGATCTCTCGACCGATGGCGGTTTTGCCTCGCAGCGCCCAATTGTGACCTACCGAGATGTGATTGGGCCATTCTGGAAAGCAGCCGTTGTTGACGTCTACGGCAAGAAGCTCACCCACTACGAGGGTGGCCAAGGGCTTTTCGGATCAGCTCAGATTGATGGCGGATTTCCCGCCGCTGATCCGGTATCCGGCGTGACGGTGACCACGCAAGACGTGCAAGACTACTGGTTCGCCTTTTTGCGCAGCACGCAGTTCGCGACGATCACAACGCAGCACATGACGGACTTTATCAATCTCGGAGGTGAATTCCCGAGTCAGTTCACGAGCGAGCAGCCGTTTCTAAACGGGGCGACATGGGGCATTCAAGACACTGGAAGTTTCTACAACGCGCCCACGGCGGCCTCGTTGGCGCTGCGAGCGGTCAACAACCCGAGCTATCCCCGGGTCGGGTGGGGCGCAAGATAGCCTTGAGCTTGGTCGCGATCAGCAAAATCGCCAAACCGGCCCAGAATAACGGGCCTCCGTCAATCGACTGCGGCTCGCCGTCCAGAATGGCGAGGCGTTCCTCTTCGGTCATGTAACCCTCGCTGCCGGGTTGGGATTGGCTTTAATTCTCCCCAGGGTTGAATCAAACCACGGTTGTGGGTTGGAGGCAAGGGCAACTTTTGGGTCAGGAAAGGGGCGCGCTCGCTGCCCCACCTGTCCGGTCACCGCAGATAGGAATCTGATCCCGTCATGAAGGACATAAGGGGCGCACTGCGGGCATTCCTTCTTTCGGACGCTGGAATCAATGCGCTGGTGACGACTGGATCTGTGTCGCGTATCTATCCCGGCATCGTTCCCCAGGGCATCACACAAACCAGCATCGTCCAGAACCTCATCACCGAGGCCAGCGACATGACCATGGACGGTCCGTCAGGTCTGGGTGAGGCCCGTGTGCAACTGGATTGCTGGGCACTGACACAAGATGCCGCGGTCGCGCTGGCAAATCTGGTCATGGATCGATTGAACGGACATCGCGGAACGATCGCGTTCGGAACGGGGTCGCCACAGGAAGAGATCCTACTGAAGGGCGTCTTCCACGATCAAGGACGGGACGATTACGACGACGTGCGAAAGATGTTCACGCGGCGGCGCGATTACATCATACATTATTCTGAGACGTAAATCAGTGGCCCGCACCACATTTAAAGTCGAGGGTCTCAGTGATCTCGATGAGGCGCTCAGCGAGCTCAGCAAGGCGACCGGCAAGAACATTCTCAAGCGGGTTTTGACCAAAGCTGGTCAGCCGACCGCTGATGCGGCCGCCGCCAATGCAAGAAGATTATCCGGGAAGTTCGAACGGTCTTTCGGAGTAAGCCAGAAGCTTTCTCGTCGCCAGAAATCTCAGCACGACAAGCAATCTGATGTTGAGGTGTTCGCCGGCCCTGGTGCGTTGGTGCAGGCGATCACCGAAGAGTTCGGCACGTCCAATCAGGCTCCGCACCCCACGCTTCGGCCGGCATGGGACAGCAACAAGATGAAGGCGCTCGACGGTATCAAGGACGACTTGGCCGAAGAGATCGAAAAGGCCCGCGCTCGCGCAGCTCGCAAAGCCGCGAAACAACTAGCGCTCATGAACAAGTAATCCCCGACCCGCCGGGGTAGCTGCGGGACTTCCAACTGACATCGAAGGAGAATCCCGATGGCCGACTCCGAAGCCATGATTGGCTATGGCAGTATCTTCCAGATTGCGAACTCTGGAGATTCCCCGACGTCGTGGGTTTCGTTGGGAGAAATAAACAGCATCACGCCGCCGAGCGCGAGCGTCGACCAGGTCGACGTCACGCACATGCAAAGCGCGAACCGACGTAGGGAGTTCATCGACGGGCTGATCGACGGCGGCGAGTGCTCGTTCGAGATGAACTACATCCCTGGTAGCGTCGGCGACAACGAGTTGAACGAGATTCTCGACCTTCCCGTCGGGCAGGATCGTCGCCGGCAATGCCGGATCACGTATCCAAACGCGGTGACGCATACGTTCCTTGCTTCGTTGCAGACGTATGAACCGAGCGTTCCGCTGGACGATAAGATGATGGCGACCGTGACGTTCAAAGTGTCGGGCGTTGTCACGCGCACCGGGCCGGATTCTCCGCCGGCTGCGTAACTCCATCCTCTCCCCAGATCATCAGGACAATAACGAATGGCCAACCCACACAGAGGCGAGGTGTCGTTTGACGCAGATGGGAAGAGCTACACACTGCACTTCTCGACGAACGCCATCTGCGAGCTCGAAGACAAGCTTGACCGTTCCTTCGTTTCGATCAGCAACGATCTCGCGAAGGCAGTGTCAGCGCCCGACAAAATCCGCATGACCACGTTGCGGGCAATCTTCTGGGCTGGCCTGCAGGATCATCATCCCGAAATCGATCTCAAGGCCGCCGGCAAACTTATATTGTCAACCGGTGGAATGCTCGGCGTCATGAACCTGATAACGGAGGGTTTCGCGCGAGCGTTTCCCGATCCGGAGACGAAGGGCGCGCGCCCTCAGTCGACGCCGCCGCAGATCGTCGCCAACGGGGATGGGACTGGCCTGACCTCCTGAGCAAATGGGAGGAGGTTGGCAAATCTCGTGCCGAGTTCTGGTCGATCACGCCGAGAGAGTTGGTCGCCACGTTTCAGTCCATTGGTCGGCGTCTTGAGCGTAAGCACAACGAGCGTGCTTGGCTTGCTTGGCACATAGCGCAACTGACCCGCGCAAAGAAAATCCCCAGGCTCGATCGGCTGCTGGCGAAGCAATCCACGGCGCGCACGCCGCAAAGCTGGCAGCAGCAGATGGCGGTCATGGATATGTGGGTTCATCGAACGCGGCGCATCGCAGCGGCAGAGAAAGCAAAGGCCAGAGGCTGATACATGGCTGGTTCGGCAATCATTGGCGCATTGCGGGTCGTGCTCGGCGCTGATACCGCCGCGTTCGAGACCGGGCTGAACAAAGCGCGGGCCTCCGCTAGTTCGTTTGCGGCGTCGGTCACCAAGATTGCCGCCGGTGTCGGCCTTGAGCATGGCCTGGAGAAGGCCGTTGAAAGCATCGTCCACGGTTTCAAGGAGGCCGTGAAATCCGCCGACGACATGGGCAAGGCCGCACAGAAGGTGGGCCTTCCCGTCGAAGAGCTGACCAAGCTCAAGTTCGCGGCCGATCTCTCCGACGTGAGCCTGGAGAGCTTGAGCGCGGGTCTCGGCAAGCTCTCCAAGAATATGGCCGCGGTTGCGACGGGCTCCAAGGAGCAGAAAGACCATTTCGACGCGCTCGGCATCACCGTTACGAACGCGGACGGAACGCTGCGCTCGGTCAGTGACGTGTTCGCTGATCTCTCGGGAAAGTTCGCGGAGAGCGCGGACGGCGCGGCGAAGACGGCGACGGCCCTCAACCTGCTCGGCAAAGGCGGAAAGGATCTGATCCCGCTGCTCAACGAGGGCAAGCATGGCATCGAAGAAATGACTCAGATGGCCGAGAAGATGGGCCTGGTCATCTCGCAGAATACGGCGAACGCGTCGCAGAAGTTCAACGACAATCTGAAAATTCTCTCGCTGACCCAGCGAGGGCTAACGAATTTGATCATGGAGGGGCTGCTGCCGGCTTTGGTGCGCCTCTCTGAAGAGTTTGTGAATGTCGTCAAGGAGGGCGACAAAGTCCGCGCAATGGCGACGTTCATCGTTGATGCGATCAAGGGGACCGTGGCTTGGTTCTCTGCGCAGGCGGTGGCTGCGCAACAAACCGGACGGGCATTGAGTGAACTATGGCAGGGGCTGGTTGCGCTCGGTGATAATTTCGAGAAGGCGAACGAACATTTCGCCGAGATGAACCGCATCAACGAAGAAACGCCAGCGAAGATGGACGCCGCTGCGGCGGCCGTCAATCGATACTTTACGGCAATAACGGTGACCGGCAAGGCGTTGAAAGGCATGCCGCTAGGTGAAAACAACGATGCAATTGCCAAGTTTATCGAGGCGACGACAAAATCGATTGCCGTGATGAACGCGGAGAGAGATGCAGTTGGTGCGGCTGCAGGCGAGAAGGAGCGCTTGCGGATCATCAATGAGGGGCTCGCCATTGCGGAAGCCAACCACATTCCGATTACGGAAGCGCTGATTTTGCGACTGCGAGAGCAGGGCAACGCCGCTGCCGAGGCCGCCTTGAAGCTGGAGGGTATGCATCTGAAGTTCGCCAACCTCGACCCGTTCGTCCAGTACCAGATGGCGATGGCGAATACCGAGATTGCGATGCGTTCTGTCGGTGCGACGGCGGAAGAGATTGCCCGCGCTCAGGAGAAGGCTGGAGAGAAATTCGGAATGACCTGGAGCGCGATCGGCAGCAACATCGCCGGAACCGCAGGCGCGCTGTCCCAGCTCACCGGCACCTTCGCTAAAGAGAACAAGGCGATGGGGATAGCATCGAAGGCGTTTGGTATCAGCCAGGCAATTATCAACACTGCGATTGGAGTCACCAAGGCATTCGCGACCTTGCCGCCGCCTGCGAGTTACGTTGCTGCTGCTCTCGCCGTTGCCACGGGTGCAGCTCAGATCGCCACCATCTCGGCCCAGAGCTTCGCCAAGGGCGGTTCATTCATGGTGCCGGGGGGAATGAGCGGCACGGACAATATGATGGTGCCGCTGAATCTGGCATCAGGTGAGCGGGTCGATATCACATCTGCGAATGAGGCGTCGCGCGGGGGCTTTGGCGGCGATGTCGCGGAAGTCAAGATCGGGATGGGCATGCGAGACTTCCTGATGGGGGACAATCTTCGGGAGTTGGTCGACACTCTCAACATCATGCGTCCCGACGGCTATCGACTCTCGTTTGCGGATTGAGATTGCGCAATGCCGATCGTGATCTCAGACAATCTGGTGCTTTCCGAGGTCGAGGCTATCAGCGCCGACAATCCGGTCATCCTGTATCGCTCTCTGGTAACAACCGGGAACGTAGAATCGACGAGTGATGATGCGGACTTTCCCGTCGCCAACGTCGCCAACCCGGCAACGCACCTCTACTGGAAAGGTGAGGTCACCGGTCTCGACGAATACATCACGATCACGACGAACGTGCTCGACGACATCGACGGTCTCGGCGTTGCACGGCACAACTTCGGCAGCGACAATATCGTCACTTCGGTTGAGGGCGCGACCGATGTCGACGACACGCAGAAGATATCGCTTCACTTTGACGGCGATGACGGATCCACTTCGATAACGGACAGCAACGGCGGCGGCTCGGCGCATGTGTGGAGCGTCGTCGGAACCGCGCAAATCGACAGTGCGCAAAGCAAGTTCGGTGGCACTTCGCTCGGTCTCGACGGCATCGGCGATGCGGTCACGACACCTGATCACGTCGACTTCTCCCTGGCGAGCAACAATTTCACCGCCGAAGGTTGGGTGCGGCCTTCGGTCGACGGCACCGCGATGGCGTGGGTTGGGCAGGGGAACACCACGACCACGGCGGCCACGACAAGTTTCAAGATGGAACGCGTCGCCGCCGGCAACAAGATGCAGGCTCTGGTGTCGAACGGTACGTCGTTCACGACGCTGACGGGTGTGGTCACCTCCATCGTTGCCGGGGCTTGGTATCACGTCGCGCTGGTCAGGTTGGGAAACATCCTGACGTTGTACGTCAACGGTGCGGTTGAGGCGACGGCCGCGTTTACTGATCCGGTCAACAACTCCGCCAATCTCTTTGCGGTTGGCGCGGCCGGCGAGAACACGGTCAACAACTGGGGCGGATGGGTCGACGAGTTCGCCCTGTTCAACGGTGAGGCCAAATACACCGCGCCATTCACGCCGCCGACCCATCCATATGACCAGTGGGAGTGGTTAGAGATCGTCCAGGAACAGCAGCTCGCCGACGACACGCCTGTGCTCTACCGCTTTCAACCCGAGGCATACCTGGCCGTGCGCTTGCGCATGCAGCCGGGAAATGCAGCGCCGGAAGCTGGCGTGATCTACCTGCACAAGCTGCTGGTGATGGAACGCAGCATCGACATCGGCGCAAAACACACGCCGATCAATCTGGGCCGCGTGACCAAGGTCGTGGGGGCAAAGAGCACAAGCGGAAACTTTCTCGGCCGGGTTATCCTCAATGAGATGAGACAATCGACGTTCGACTTCAAGTGGATCACGCCGACGTTCTACCGCAGCGATGTTGACCCGTTCGTGGTTGCAAGTGAGGGAGATCCGTTCTTTATCGCCTGGAATCCGTCCGAATATCCGAGCGATGTTGGGTATTGCTGGACTGTCGATGATGCCATGCCTGGCGTCGATCCGG